GCGTTACCAGATGGTTCATTCAGGGCAACAATTTGGGATTCAATATTGCCTAAGTCGTTTTGCTCTAGACGCAATGGAGATTTGTTGATTGGTAAAACTGGTTATATTGGTAAATATGGTAATTTCTTAGATGACTCATCTACATACCAGTGGGCTTATTACACAAACCATGCTGACCTTGGAAACCCATCACAGACATCCATTGTCAAGCGTATCAGTGCTGTTGTAATTGGCGGTAGTAACCAGTATCTCACTATCAAATGGGGATATGACTTTCTGACAAACTATCAGTCACAGAACATCATTATTCCTGCTCAAGGTGTTTCTGAGTATGGCATTGCTGAATATGGTGCAAATGCAACTGTAGTGGCTTATTATGCTCAAGGTGTTGCACTGCAAAACTTGGTTGCTAACGCATCAGGTTCTGGCAAGATTGTGCAAACAGGGTATGAAACGATCATTAATGGTTCTCAATTGTCAATTCAGAAGATTGAGATTCAAACTAAAGAGGGAAGATTGGCTTAAAGGAATGACATGACAAATTATACAAAAAGTACCAATTTCGCAACCAAAGACACGCTGACCTCTGGTGATCCATTAAAAATCGTCAAGGGTACTGAGATCAATACTGAGTTTGACAATATCTCTACAGCTATTGCGACTAAGGCAGATACAGCATCTCCTACCTTTACAGGTACAGTGACAATTCCAGCGGCATCCATTACTGGGAACATAACAGTTGGAGGAACTGCGGCTATTACTGGAGTTGCCACTTTTACTGCTGATCCATTGTTCAACTCAACTGGTGCTGTTTTACTGTCTAAAGGTACTTCAGCACAACGACCCGCAAGCCCCTCTCAAGGTCAGATCAGGTTCAATACTACAACTACAGGATTTGAGGGCTATAACGGCACTACATGGGCATCTGTAGGAGGTGGTGGTGCTACTGGTACATCTGGTAACGACATCTTTTATGAGAACTCTAAGACTGTGACTATGGGTTATTCAATTACCGCTGGTAAAAATGCTATGTCAACAGGTGCAATTACCATCGCAGCTAACTTTAGTGGAACTGGTGCTATTTCAGGTACTACGCTAACCATTACAGGCACTACAGGTGCTGGTGTATTGGTTCTAGGTTCTATTATCAGTGGAACTGGCGTAACTGCTGGAACTGCAATTACTGCATTTGGAACTGGTACGGGTACTACAGGCACTTATACTGTTTCAGTGTCACAGACTGTATCTAGCACTGCAATCACAACATCAACTGCTGTCACTGTTCCTAGTGGTAGCCGTTGGGTAATTTTGTAAAGGAATCACATGAGTTCAATTGTTATATCAGGAGACACAAGCGGACAGGTAACACTTGCCGCCCCTGCTGTTGCGGGGACTAGCACAATCACTTTGCAAGCCGCTACTGCAACCAGTTCTGTTAATACATTAGGTACAGCGGTTGCATCTACATCAGGTACTTCAATTGACTTTACAAGTTTGCCAAGTTGGATTAAACGTATTACTGTGATGTTCAATGGCGTTTCTTTAAGTGGTTCTAGTAACTATTTAATACAAATAGGTGCTGGCTCTATTACTTCATCTGGATATGTCAGCGGATCAACATATCAAGGTTCTGCAAACGTAGTTGGAAATATTGTTTCTACGGCTGGTTTTGCAGTTTCTTCTGGTGCTGGTGCTGCTAACGTAATTTCTGGCTCTGTTGTTTTGCTTTCTGTTGGTGGAAATATTTGGGTATCAAATCACACAATGGGATTAAATAGTTCTGGAGTTGGTTACAGTATGTCAGGGGGTGGCAATCTATCTTTGGGTGGAACTCTTGATCGTGTACGCATCACAACAGTCAACGGCACAGACACATTTGATGCTGGCTCTGTCAACATTCTGTACGAAGGATAATCATGTCAATACTTGTTTTAACTTCTGACACGCTGATCGGTACGCCAGCGACAGGCAACCTTGAATACAACGGTCAGTTCTATGGGACTGACAGTGCCTTATCACGGGCGCAGATGCAGAGGATTACTCAGGGTACTGCTGTTGCAAGTACATCTGGTACTTCAATTGACTTTACGTCTTTGCCAGCGTGGGTAAAGCGCATTACTGTGATGTTCAGCGGTGTTAGTACAAGTGGCACATCTTTTGTAATAGCGCAGTTAGGTACTGGCGGCACTCCAACAACATCAGGATATGGTGGAGGAGGTTGGCAAACAACTGTCTATACCAATGTAACAAATGGAATGGCGTTAAGCGGAAACAATGTGGCAACTGATGTTCGGCAAGGAACAATTACTATTACTAATATTACTGGAAATACTTGGGTTAGCACTGCAACTAATTTTAATAATAATACTACTGGTGGAGGTGGGGCTGGTTCAATTGCATTAGCGGGGGTTCTTAATATAGTACGCATAACCACAGTCAACGGCACAGACACCTTTGATGCTGGCACAGTCAACATTTTGTACGAGGGCTAAACTATGTCGCTAACTTTAGATGGTTCATCAAGCGTAACAATCAACTCAGGTGCAATATTGGGTATTACCTCTGGTACTGCTGTGGCATCTACCAGTGGTACAAGCATTGACTTTACTTCTATCCCATCATGGGTGAAGCGGATTACGGTGATGTTTAATGGGGTTAGTACAAGTGGAACATCCGTAATAGTTGCTCAACTTGGTAAGTCTGGCGGCGTAGAAACCACTGGATATAACGCGGCTGTTGGAATTATTGCAACGATTAATAACACAACAAGGCTAAGTGCAGCAACAACATATTTTCCAATTACTTGGGCAAGCGCCAATACAGATTTAAATTATGGAAGTATGGTTTTTGCAAATCTATCTGGAAATATATGGACAGCTACAGGTTTATTTTTACAAGATCAAACAGCTGGAAATTATCACCAAATAATGACATCGGGGGCAAAAACTCTTGCTGGTACTCTAGATCGTGTACGCATTACCACGGCAGGCGGCACAGATACCTTTGACGCTGGTTCAATCAACATCCTTTACGAGTAAACATCATGACACACAGAATCGTAGTAAATGTACAAACAGGTGAAGTCACTCAAGTTGAGTACACCGCTGAAGAACAAGCGGTTTACGATGAGGCAGTGGCACAACAACAGCAAGAACAACAGCAAGAACAACAGCAAAGTTCGTGAAGATTCCAGTAATCTATAACAATGATTACATTGTATTTTTAGAAAATGATTTTGGGTTCACTTTTATTCATTGTGAATGTAAAAAGTGGACAAAGGAAGTGAAAAAGAATTTGTTAGGTGATTTTGAAAAGTTGTTTGAGATACATAGAAGTGAGATTTATGCAATACATGAGATAGATGATGTAAAGCATAAAAAGTTTCTAGGTATTTTTGGATTTGAGTATCTGAAAGATTTTGTTGGTTCAGATGAAAAACAAAGACAAATATTTGTTAGGAGAAGATAATGGGAATTGAAGCAGCATTAATTGGAGGTGGATTAGGTCTTCTTGGCAGTTCAATGCAATCAGACGCTACTCAAAGTGCAGCTAACACCTCTGCGGAAGCTCAACGCTATGCGGCACAAAAAGCAGCAGAGGCGGCTAGATTTCGTCCTGTTGGCGTAACAAGTCGTTATGGCACTTCTAACTTCCAGTTTGACCCTAGCGGTTATCTAACTGGTGCTGGTTACACTGTCAGCCCTGAATTGCAAGCCTATCAGAACCGATTACAGGGTCTTACGGGTCGTGCTTTAACTCAAGCTGAGATGGCGCAACAGCAATATGCACCGCTTCAGCAAGCGGCTGGTGGATTGTTTGGATTAGGTCAACAATATCTTGCACAGAGTCCTCAACAAGTTGCTGCTCAATATATGCAACAACAACAAGATTTGCTTGCCCCTAGTCGTGAAAGACAGATGGCACTATTGCAGAACCAGTTATACCAACAGGGTCGTAGTGGATTGTCTGTAGGTGCTACAGGTGCTAGACCAAGTGGTGCGGCTGGATTGGGTGCAACTACTCCTGAATTAGAGGCTTACTACAACGCATTGGCACAACAAGATGCTCAGTTAGCGGCACAGTCTCAACAAGCTGGTCAACAAAATGTAGCATTTGGCACAGGATTGCTTGGTCAAGGTGCTGGATTGTTGGGTCAATATCAAGCTGGTCAGGTTGGTGCATTGAGTCCATTTAGTGCTTATTTAGGTGCTGGTTCTACCATTGAGTCTCTTGGACAACAACCATTAGATATTGGCGCACAGTTGGGTGGTCGTTCAGCCACTGCTGGTGGCAATGTTGGTCAATCATTGTTGCAAGGTGGATTAACTGCCGCTAGAACACAACAAGCGGGTGCTTCTGGTAGCGGATTAGGTTCATTCTTAACAGGTGCGGCAAATAATCCTCAATTGATTAGTGGCATTCAAAATTACTTTAATCCACCTTATGTGCAAAATCAAAATGCTTTTAATTATGGTCAAACATCTGGATTTTCAGATGGTGTGCCAGTGACATTGTTTTAAGGAATCATCATGGCAGACATTGCAGGACTTTTCACAACACCCGATCAGTACCAACTTGCACAACAGCAAGCACAACAAGCACAAGCATTGCAATATGCTAATCTTGATCCAAGGGCGCAAGCACAATATGGCTTCTATCGTGGTGGACAACAACTAGGCAGTGCTATTGGCGGTGCTTTAGGTGGTGTTGACCCACAATTAAAGTTAATTTCTCAACGTCAACAGTTGGCATCACAACTTGACCAAAGTAATCCTGAGTCATTTATGAAAATAGCTCAATTGGCTGCTCAATCTGGTGATCCACAATTTGCTATGGCTATTGCTGATGCTGGTAGACAGTTGCAAACTAGTATAGCTGCTACAAGAAAATCAACTGTAGAAACAGAAAGAGCAGAGTTGTCTCTTAAACAAGAAAAAGAGTTGAGAGATGAGTTATCTAAATTACCAGCAAATGCAACTGATGCTGATGTTTTAAATGTCGTAACTAAATATGGTTCAGCAGATAAAGTTCTGTCTGCCTTGCAAGCATCTTCAGATAAAGCTGCTCAAAGAGAACTACTTTCTGCTCAACAGACTGAAAGACTTGCTCAACAAGAAAGACTTGCAAGAGAAAGACTTGAAGCTCAAGCTGAACAAGCTCGTAAAGATAATGAAGCAAGATTAGAACGCGCAAGAGAAAACAATGCTACTAAAGCAGAGTTAGCTACTATTTCAGCAGAAGGTAAAGCACAACAAAATGCAATTACAAATTCTATAAGAGAACAAACATTGCAAATTCGTCAAGAAGCTGCAAATGAGAAGAAAGTTGCTGCCCAAAGACAACAGCAAGGTATGGTTTCTTCTTTTGATACTGCCTTGGATACATTAGATGTTATTGCTAATCACCCTGGTAAAAAAGCGGGTGTTGGTTTTGGTGGCGCACAGTTGTCAATGATTCCAGGCACTGATGCTGCTGGATTTGCGGCTCAACTTGAGACATTTAAAGCACAAACTTTCTTACCACAAGTACAAGCACTTAAAGGAATGGGTGCTTTGTCTGATGCTGAGGGTAAAAAACTTACAGCGGCTGTTGGAGCATTATCTCAATCAATGAAACTTGAAGAATTTAATTCTCAAATTGCAAAAATTAAAAGAGATTTACAGGCAGCGAGAGATAGAGTTTCTGCTGGAACAAATGCACCAAATGCGCCAACACAGCCAGCACAACCGTCTACTGGTAAAACAATAAAATTTAGTGACTTGCCATAAGGAAAAATCATGGATATTGAACTGCCAAATGGTACTGTAATCAAGGATATACCAGAGGGTACTCCTAAGTCTGTAATCATGGAAAAAGCTATTAGGGCTGGACTTGCAAAACCAGAGGATTTTGGCGTTCAACAACAACAGGCATCTACGCCATCTAGTGGTTTGCTTATGGGTATTAAAGACCCTATTAGTGGTGGCGCACAATTACTTCCAAAAGGCTTAGAGTTTTTAACATCTGCTGGTGGACTTGCTCCTAATCCTGTTAGCCAATTTTTTGGTTCTGAAGCAGAAAGAGTACGAGCCATGAATGCGGCAGAAGAAACTGCATATCAAAAGCAACGTCAGGCGCAAGGCGATACAGGGCTTGATGTAAGCCGTATTGCTGGAAACATTGTGAGTCCTGCCAATATTGTTGGTGGTATTCGTGCTGCACAAGGTGCAAGAGCATTAGGTGCTGGAATTGGTACACAAGCAGCAGTATCTGGTGCTGTTCAAGGTGCTATGCAACCAGTAAATGAGCCAACAGGATTTGCTGAAGAAAAGGCTACCCAAATTGGTTTAGGCGCAATTGGTGGAAAGGTTGGAGAAGCAATTGCTTCAGCAACAGGTAAGGTGCTAAACCCACTTGCATCAAAAGCAGAACAGACAATGCGTAATCTTGGAATTACTCCAACTCCAGGTCAAACCCTTGGTGGTGTATACAAGAAAGCAGAAGACTTTGCTCAGAATCTTCCATTGATTGGTGGTCAGATTCGTAATGCCAGAGAAAAAGTTTTGTTTGATTTCAACAAGGGTGTTATCAACAAGGCGTTAGACAAAGTTGGAGACAAACTTCCTGAGAGTGTTATTGGTCGTGATGCTGTTGCTTATGCCGCAGAACAAGTTTCCAATAAATATGATGAGGTTTTAGGCAAGATGAATTTTAATCTTGACTTTAAAACAACAAGCGGAATCCTTGACGCATTAAATAAAGCAAACTTACCGTCTTCCGCACAAAGAGAAGAAGCAACCAATGTTTTAAACAATATTGCTTTGGATAAATTTTCAGGCAAAACACTAACGGGTGCTGAATACAAAGCAATTGAATCTGATTTAGCAAAAGAGGTTGTAAAGTATAAAAACAGTCAAGCTGCTGCTGACAGAAACATTGGCGATGCACTTCAAGGTGTTTTAAATACATTCAAAA